CCGAAGAAAACACCGACGCTTATCTTGAGAAACAGAGGATCGTGGCGTGCAGAAGGAAGACCGGATCAAGAGCCTCTGCCTGAGTACGAGCCAAAGCCTCCAGCTCGATTAGGCAGGAATGGCAAGAGAGAATGGAGGAGAATGGTCAGAATTCTCTCAAAAAGGGGCATGTTGGCCGAAGATGACCGGACTATGCTGTTGGGGTATTGCATGCTGTTCGAGCAATGGCTGCGTGCTGATGATGAAATCAAAGCCAGCGGTGGCTCTGCTCTGAAAATCAATAGTCGCGGCGTCATGGCTTCCCATCCCGCTGCGATAGAGCGGAGGAAAGCGTGGGCTCAATTACAGAGAGTATGTAGCGAATTTGGCATGTCGCCATCGGCAAGAACTGGCCTGGCTCAAATCAAAGAAGGCAAGTCAGATACCGGCAAGGATCGGTTTTTCAACCAGAAATTCACGAGTAACAGAGCATGAAGGGGTAAATCATGGCACTGACCGCAAAAATGATACTGAATATTTTGATCGACTACACGTCCACTCGCGACTTGGGGACAGCAACATTGCCGATTCAATTATCTCGTGGGATAACGCTGACGGACGGGACCGGGGCGAACAAGGGCGATATTTGTTTCGACGACAACCGGACGCTGGCTGATGGAGCGAACGAGACTATTGACGTGCGAAGCATTACCGACGCCTACGGAACTGCACTGACGTTCGACATTCTCCGGGGATTGTATATCAAAAACAATTCTACAGACTCCGGGTTGCTTATCGGTAATGCCGCAGCGACGCAATTGGGGATATTTTCGGTAGCTACGCACATTCTGCTCTTGCCGCCTGGCGGCGAGTTCTTTATGACGTGGCCCGATGCGACCGGATTGGACACTACGACTAACAAAGACCTCAAGCTCGAACACGATGCTGTTGGCGCAGCAGTATCCCTGACTTATGACATTATTCTCGTTGGCGAGGATTAGAGATATGGCAGCATGGGATATAGATAGCATCGGGAATTCTGGCACTTGTAATGACGGATTAGAAGGTAGATGGTTGAATTTTTCGACTTCAACATCTCGAACGTTCAGATATCGTGATACATGGTGTTCTGTTAATAGTTGGACGGCGGCAGTAGGTATTAAAGTACGGAATGAGTATATTCGTAAATGTCGTCTCAGGCTCTTTTCGGTCTTAGGGGCTTGTGTTTTGCGAGGCCGCTTATTGTATTGGCGGGTCTTTGATTGGCTGCGGGCTGAGATAAAAGGCCCGATGAAGAAAGCATTTCTCAATAGACGGCAAGCGTGCAGTTTGCATTGGCGACGGACAAACCAAGAGGGAAAATGATGGTAACAATAAAAACGCAAAATATGACTCTAGCTCTGCATCTTCACACGGACGGATGTACATTCCTGCTAAAATTAATGATTTGGCACATCAAGGCTTACGCTGCGATTATGAGTTGCTTATCCCAAATAAGATTAAGGAAAAGAATGCACATTCATATAACTTTGCATGAGAGCAGAGAAAAAGACTTAAATGACGGCAACGCTTGAAAAACCGAAAGTCTCAAAGAAGTGGCGTAAGCTCCTGACTATACTGCCGGGATACGACCCCTTCGTATCTGCCGAGGGCTGCTGGTTTGAAGAGGACCGGGCGGAGCACTACATCGGATTCATCGAAGAGTGCTGTTCGCATATTGAGGGTGCATTGGCGGGCAAGCCATTCCTGTTAGAAGATTGGCAGAAGGCGATTGTTGGAAATCTCTTCGGTTGGATGAAAGAAGATGCCTACGGGCGCAAGGTTCGCAGGTATCGAGAGGGTTTTATCTATGTTGCACGCAAGAACGGTAAGACTCCCTTCGGCGCAGCACTTATGAACACCTGCTTCTTTCTGGACGATGAAAAAGGGCAGCAAAATTTCTGTGCAGCCAGCGAAACAGAGCAAGCAGGACTCTGCTTCCGGCATATTGCGGGGATGATAAAACATGAACCGCTAATGAGAAACAAAGTACGAGAGTACACAGGACGTCGGCGTATCGTTCGAGAAGAGGATGGGTCATACATTAGAGTCCTGTCCGCGGAAGCGGACAATAAGCACGGCGGCAATCCACATTTTGTCATCGTGGATGAACTTCACGTACAAAAGAACCGTGACCTGATTGACGTATTTCAGACTGCAATGGCTTCTCTTAACAGAATCCAGCCGATAACGCTATATTTGACGACCGCAGACTACAAAAGGGAGTCAATTTGCAATGAAAAGTACGAATATGCGTGCAAAGTGCGTGACGGGGTGATAGACGACCCAGCGTTCCTGCCGGTGATTTACGAGGCTTCACCGGAAGATGACTGGAAGGCTGAGGAGACTTGGCTCAAGGCGAATCCCAATTTGGGCGTTAGCGTTTCGATTGACTTCTTGCGGCGGGAATGAAAGAGGGCACAGGAACCTCCCGCCTATGAAAATATCTTCAAGCGGCTCCACTTGAACATCCGGACTGAACAGGACATCCGAGCTATACCGCTTGAAGTTTGGGATGCTTGTGATGGGCCTGTAATTGAGTCAGAATTGATCGGAAAACGGTGTTTTGTGGGGTTTGACCTATCAACAACGCAAGATATAGCTGGATATATGCTACTTTTCCCCCCAGACGATGAAAATGAGCTATATCGACTATTGCCGAGATTCTACTCTCCTAGAGACCACGCAGAGAAGCGGCAAGTCCGTGATCGGGTTCCGTACCTGACATGGCATCGGCAGGGATTTATGAAGCTCACGCCGGGCAACGTAATTGACTACTCTGTAATCAAGGCAGACTTTGAGAGGGATGTTGAGCAGTTCAATGTTGAACAGTCGGCGTTCGACCGCTGGCAATTCGAGGCTTTGCGGCAGCAGTTCTTGGCCGAAGGGATTGACCCTGAAATGTTCGTCTCGTTCGGGCAGGGATATGCCTCAATGTCGGCTCCGACAAAGGAATTGGAGAAATTGTTGCTTGCAAAGAAGATTGCCCACGGTGGACACCCGGTTCTACGCTGGATGACGTCAAATTTGGCTTATGAAATGGATCCCGCAGGCAATCTCAAGCCTTCCAAGAGTAAATCTATCGAGAAGATCGACGGCATCGTAATGACGGTCATGGCACTGGGTATAGCGATGGTCAAGGAAAAGAAACAAGTTTCAATATACGAAACTCAAGGACTGACGACGTTAGGAGATGACGATTAAAGATTTATTCAGACTTATCGGGTCGATAGTGAGTGGCTTTGCCGGCGCATGGTATTTTCTCGATCTCAAATCTGCCGTATGTGTTGCGTTATTGGTTGCCGGTATCGGTTTAATTATTGACAGCTTTAGGAAATAAGCATGGGCGGAATCGCTACCCTATTTGAAAAACGATCTACAAGTTCCAGTCCGAGTCAGTGGTTCATAGACTGGGTGCGTGGCGGCGAGCCGAGTTCGTCTGGTGTGAGCGTGAGTGAAAAAACTGCGCTGATGTACTCGCCGTTCTGGGCGGCTGTTAGAATTATCTCGGGAACGCTTGGATTCTTGCCGTTTTTGGTCTACCGTAAGCAAAAAGAAGGAAAAGAGCGTAATACAGATCATCCTGCATACGAATTGCTACATAATAGACCTAATGAGTTCATGGACGCTCTGACTTTCAAGGAAACTCGGCAGGCCCACGCTCTGACTTACGGTAATGGTTATGCCGAAATCCAACGCAACGCAGCCGGGAAGCCTGTAGCACTGTGGCCGCTGCTGCCCGACAGGACTTGGCGAAGAGTAGCCGATGACGGGACTTTGTTTTACGAGGTGCGAACGCAGAAGGGCGAGACGTTTCTATTACTCGATGAGAATGTCTTGCATATCAAGGGGCTGGGCTTTGATGGCTATACAGGATACAACGTCGTGCAAATGCAGCGAGAGGCTATCGGTTATGGTATTGCCGTAAAGCAATATGCGGGACGATTCTTTAGTGGTGACGCTACGCCGGGCGGCGTATTGGAACATCCGCAAACTTTAACTAAAAACGCAAAGGATAATCTCTACGATTCATGGAATAGTCGACATTCCGGACTGAGCAATAAACATCGCCTGCAAATACTTGAAGAGGGTATGAAATACAATCCCATCGGAGTCAGCCCAGAACAGGCTCAGTCGTTAGAAGTTCAAAAGTATACCGTCGATGACTGTGCGAGAATATTCAATATCCCTCCGCACAAATTAGCGAGCATGGACCGTAGCACATTTTCTAACATAGAGGAGCAGAATATAGACTTCGTATCGTCAACTATGATGTACTGGTTCCGCAAGTGGGAGGAGGAGTGCAACTTCAAACTGTTCAAGGAATCAGAACGCAAGACTATGTTCTGTGAAATTCTCGCCGAGGGGTTATTGAGGGGCAAGGCCGAGCAAAGAAACAAAGGCTATGCCGCCGCAAGGCAATGGGGTTGGCTGAGTGTAAATGACATCCGTCGATTGGAAAACATGAATACTATCGGCCCAGAAGGCGACATTTATCTTGAGCCTTTGAACATGAAGCCCGCAGGTGAAGATGACCCTGATCGGGAGCCGCCTGACAACGATGCAGACCGGGCACATTTGATTTTAATCTCTAATCAATTCAAGCGAGTTATCACAGCCTGCCGAAAAGGGGGATATACACCGCGTAGGCGTTCGTGGGCCGAAATGATAATGGTCGAAACGATTGATGCTTATGCAAGTGTTCGTGGCACTGATATTTTGGAAGCTCGTGATGTGTTGAGATTACTGCTTGATGAATACGTGTGTAAGGGCGTGCCTTTAGAAGATAGTCACGCTGATATATTTGCAAATAGAATCATTACAGAATTAGGAGGCAACCATGCCGATACCTAAAGAGTCAAAAGAAGACAAAAAAGAGCCAGATACCCGCCTGGAAAGACGGATAATCTCAGGTGAAAACATTGAGATGCGGCTTGAAGGTGATGGCAATGAAAAACGGCTCGTCGGATACGCAGCCAAGTTCAATAGTTGGTCTGTAGACCTCGGCATTTGGGAGAAATTCCGAGAGAAGATTGCTCCCGGTGCATTTGCTGATGCGATCAAGACCAGTGACGTTCGGGCATTGAAGAACCACGATCCGAATCTGATATTGGGACGAACTTCATCAGGTACGCTGAGCCTAGTTGAGAATAAGACTGGCTTGAAATTCGATATTGATGTTCCCAATACGACAACTGGTAGCGACACAGTAGAGGAAGTCAGACGTGGTGATATTACCGGCTGCTCGTTTGCCTTTACCGTAGACGAAGAATCGTGGGAATATTTGGATGATGGGTCAGTCGAGCGGACGATTGACAAGATCGGGGAGCTATTTGATGTGGGGCCTGTCACCTATCCGGCATATCCGGATACGACTGTTGCTGCACGCTCGTTAGATGCTTTCAAAGAAAGTCGAGAAAAAGAACAAAGGGAGAAAGCAGAAAAAGAGCAACGCGACCAACAGAAGAAAGAGGAAGAGGCAAGAATCAAAGAAGAGGAAAAGCAAGAGCAAAATAAGGAGCAGAAGAGCGAGCGACAAC